AAAGAAGACAATTACTGGATGGGGATTGGGATATTAAGGAAGGTGCTGCTTTTACTGAGTTTGATAGGAATATCCATATTGTTGAGCCTTATAGGATACCTAATAATTGGGTTAAGTTTAGAGCTTGCGATTACGGTTATGGTAGTATGTCTGGGGTTCTTTGGTTTGCTGTATCACCGGCTGAACAACTTATTGTCTACAGAGAATTATACGTTGGCAAAGTCCTTGCCGCAGATTTGGCAGATAGGATAATAGAATTAGAAGCTGATGATGGTGGTATGAGATATGGAGTATTAGATAGCTCCTTATGGCATAAGCGTGGAGACACAGGACCTTCATTAGCAGAACAAATGATTATGAGAGGGTGTCGTTGGAGACCTTCAGATAGAAGTAAAGGCAGTCGTGTATCAGGTAAAAACGAAATACATAGACGTTTGCAAGTAGATGAATTTACAGAGGAGCCAAGACTTGTTTTCTTTAATAATTGCACGAACATTGCATCACAGTTACCTGCCTTGCCCATTGACAAGAAGAATCCGGAAGATATTGACACACATTCGGAAGATCACTTGTACGATGCATTAAGATATGGTATAATGTCACGACCACGATTTAGTATATTTGACTATGACCCTAATGGCAGACCTAGTAGTAGTATGCCTGTAGCAGACGCAACCTTTGGATATTAAATATTATGCAAGAAAATGACGAACTAAATATAGAAGACAACTCAATTGCATTAGAAGACTCTGATGATTCTATTGAATCTGATGCTTCCTATGATTCTTTATCTAACTATGTTATGGGTAAATTTAAAAAATCAGAAGATGCTAGATATGAAGATGAGCAGAGATGGACACGAGCCTATAGAAACTATAGAGGACTGTACTCTCCTGACGTTCAGTTTACAGAAGCTGAGAAATCAAGAGTGTTTATTAAAGTAACTAAAACTAAAACATTAGCTGCCTATGGGCAAATAGTAGATGTTTTATTTGCAAATAATAAATTTCCGTTGAGTGTAGACCCAACGCAGATACCAGAAGGAGTAGCTAAAGATGTTAGTTTTGACCCTAAAGAACCTGAAGAATTACGTGATGAATCAACTATGGAATCCCCTTATGGTTTCAAAGGAGATGGCAAAGAGTTACCTAAAGGAGCAACTGCAAATAGTTTACAAAATATGCTTGGTCCTTTGGAAGATAATCTTAAAGACATTGAAAATCTTAAAATGGGTGTTGGTAAAACCCCTACAGCAATTACGTTTAGTCCTGCGATGGTTGCAGCAAAAAATATGGAAAAGAAAATCCACGACCAACTAGAGGAATCTTATGCTACTAAACATTTAAGAAGTACAGCTTTTGAGATGGCACTATTTGGTACAGGAGTTATGAAAGGTCCTTTTGCTGTAGATAAAGAGTATCCTAATTGGGATGAAGAGGGTGAGTATACACCTATATTTAAAACAACTCCTCAGATATCACATGTATCTGTGTGGGATTTTTATCCTGACTCAGACTCAAACACAATAGAAGAAGCTCAGTTTGTTATTGAAAGACATAAGATGTCACGTTCTGATCTACGTGCTTTAAAAAGAAGACCTTTCTTTAGAACTAATGTAATTGAAGAAGCAATAAAACAAGGTGAAAACTATACTAAAAAGTATTGGGAAGATGATCTATCTGATTATAATCAAGAGAGTTATATAGAAAGATACGAAGTCCTTGAGTATTGGGGTATGATTGAAACTGATATGCTTAAAGATCAGGGTGTAGATATACCTAAAGACATTTTAAAATTTGAAGAACTACAAGCTAATATTTGGTGTTGTAATGGTAAACTAATAAGAGTTGTATTAAACCCTTTTAAACCTGCCAAAATACCTTACATGGCTGCACCCTATGAATTAAACCCATACTCTTTCTTTGGAGTAGGTGTTGCTGAGAATATGGATGATACACAGACACTAATGAATGGCTTTATGAGAATGGCTGTTGATAATGCTGTGTTGTCAGGTAACTTACTTATAGAAGTAGATGAAACCAACCTAGTTCCGGGTCAAGACTTATCAGTGTATCCGGGCAAGATATTTAGAAGACAGGGTGGTGCTCCGGGTCAAGCTATATTTGGTACTAAGTTTCCAAACGTATCAGGAGAAAATCTACAATTGTTTGATAAAGCTAGACAGCTTGCTGATGAAAGCACAAGTATACCCTCGTTCTCTCATGGACAGACAGGTGTTACAGGTGTAGGTAGAACAGCTAGTGGTATATCTATGCTAATGAACGCAGCAAGTGGTAACATTAAAACTGTTATTAAAAACGTAGATGACTATTTACTACGACCTATTGGAGAAGGATTGTTTAGATTTAATATGCAATTTAACTTTGATCCTAAACTTAGAGGAGACTTAGAAGTTAAGGCTAGGGGTACTGAAAGCTTAATGGCTAATGAAGTACGTAGTCAAAGGCTTATGTCGTTCCTACAAGTTGCATCTAATCCTGTACTTGCACCCTTTGCTAAGTTTCAGTATGTTATTACAGAGATTGCTAAAGCACTTGATCTTGATCCTGAAAAGGTAACTAATAATATGGATGAAGCCGCAGTGCAAGCTGAATTAATGAAACAGTTTCAAGGTCCTCCTCAAACTCCTGCACAAGGACAACCACAACAAGGACAACCACCTGTGGGTGCAAACCCTCTAGACCCTACAGGAGCAGGTGGTGGCAACATAGGAATTGGACAAGCTCCAGCTCCGGGCGAACAAGGATTTACAGGAACACCTCAAGATGGACAACAACAGCAAGCAAGTAATCAGCCAGCTCAAACCAATGGTCAACAACCTCCAAATAATGAACAGCTTCAATGATTACATTGATTTATTAATAGCTCAACAACAAAGAGCTTTAGAGCAAACGGATAATACTATTGTGTTGCACAGATCACAAGGAGCTATAGCAACACTAAGAAGATTAAAGTTACTAAGGGATTCAGTAAACAATGGCTAATGTTGAAGAGCAGATGTTACAATTACTAGAGAATGAAGAGTTACCCTATGCTGACGATGCATCTGCTAGTCAAAAACGAAATTCTCCTTTTGCTATGTATGCACGTAGTCAAAAAAGAAAACTAACAGACGAGGAAGCTCTTGCTGCTAAAGACGAGCCACTTGACGTTACAGAATCTTTTAACTTGCTAAAAGCAAACAAACCTCAATATGACACTACTACTGACGATATGCTAAAAGAAGGTTTTAATAAATGGAAATCTGTTGGAACAGGTGTTTTAACAGGTACACTAGCCATACCGTCAGATATAATTAGTGTGTCTTCTTTTTTAGCTGACAGTATGAAAAAATATAGTTTTACAGCTGCTCAATTAGCACCAGCTTTAAAAGAGTTAGATAAAAAAATAGGCAGAAAAGCTTTTGATGAACAGATAACTAAACTAGGACTTAAATCTAGTGCTGATGATCCTTATCAAATTGCAGGAGAAATATTTTCACCTACTGGATTACTCTTAGGATTACCTTTAAAGTTAATTAAAGCAACAGGTTTAGCTGCACCTATATCAAAAGTAGCACAATCTTCTAAACAAGCCTTTATAGATCAAACAAATATGTTAACAGGTAAAGGTCCTACTGGTGGTAATAGTCTAGAATTAGCTGATGGACCTAATGTAACTAGTGCTAGTGAGGAAACAAAAAAACTTATTGATAAAGGTGACACATCTACGGATGCTGTTGCAGGAGTTCTACGAGGTACTCAAACTTCTAATGACCCTACTACCTCTATTATACCTGAATCAGAGTTTGTAAATGCTAAACCTACTATTAATCCTTTATTTGCAGGAGAAGGTACTGAAACAGGTAGAAAACAAGGAGCTAAATTTAGAGAGTTAGAAGCACAAAATAAATATAATGCAGAAGAATTGTTTTTACAAACTCGTGTATATAGAGGTGAGGATGGTCAGTTAAGATGGGAAATAAGCACAGCAGATGCTAAATTAAATAGTTCATGGGTAAAGTCTTTAAACTTCAAAAAAGAAGACGGTGCTTTTACAGATGAATTTTTAGGTATTAAAGTACCTGAAAAAAATGATGATTTTTACGATGGCAGAGCTTCTATGCAGTTAAGTCAACTATTAGAGTTTCCTACAGCCTATAAAGAATATTATAATGTTAAAGGAGTTACTAAGTATTATGATGATATTTTGACAAACGAAAGAAAAGTTATGTCAGAAACTCAATTTAATCCTTTACGCAATTTAAAAGTATACTGGGATAGAGGTGATAAATATGAAAATACATTAGGTTTTTATAGACCATCTACCGATCAAATAACATTAAATGTAAGACAACTTAAAGCTGCGGCAATGCAGTCTGCTGAAGATTATGGTATATCTTTTGAACGAGCTTTTAAATTACAAGTTGAAAGTACTTTATTACACGAAGTTCAACACGCAGTACAGATAAGAGAAGGTTTTAGAGTAGGGGGAGATAGTGATAACTTTTTACCTAAAAACTTTGATGCTTCTGTTGCTACTAATAAAGAGAATAAATATAATATACTTACTAATGCTAGAGATCAAGTTGATGAAGTAGTAATGGAATTAGCTAAAAAAGATTATTCTTATGGTAATAATGCTAGAAACAAAATTTTAAGAGAAGTAGAAGATGATTTAGATACATTGTATGATGTACTTGTTCATAAACGAACAGGCTCTATAGCTAGATACACAAAAGATCAATTTCAAAAAGGCAAAACAATTCAAGAACTTGATTCTCTTTTTATAGAAGCTCAAGAAAGGCTAGACAAAAGATTTGCTAATTTATCTCTTGAAAATTTATATATAATAAAGGAAAGGCTATTTGAAAATGCAAAAGAAAACATAAAATTAATAAACATAGATAATGCAGCAACAGACAAATATTATGATTTATATGGCGAGAGAGAAGCAAGACTTGTACAAAAAAGAATTGAAGATAGATTTAAATTAAATGCAGTAGGTGGTGCAGATGCAGCAAAAGAAGTAGAGTCAGACACTAAGTTTTTAAGACCTGAAGGTGACATAGATTTAAGAGATAGAAAATTAGGTAAGATAGGTGGTTTTTCTGCTGATACTAAAATTACTCCAACAAAATTAATGAGTGACGGAACTACATTTCAAAATAAACGAAACCAAGGTGGATTACAATTAGCAAAGGGTGGTACTACAATGAATATGAATAGACAAATGGAAATGTTTGAAGATGGTGGTCTTAAAGACGAGGGTGGTAGTATAGACCCTGTATCAGGTAATGATGTACC